GCAGATCCTAATGAGACCGCAAAGGAGGATACTCGACGTAGAAAAAATAAGAAGGATTCAACGCCACAAGAGGAAAGCTACGTCACTGTGATCCATTGGACTACCGGGCGAGAGATCCGAATGCCCCAGTCCAGAGCCCAGCAAAACCTCGTTGCCCACGAACAGTACCTCAAGGACTTAAGGAGGCAGCATGTTCAACGAGCTAACGAGCGTGTGCGTTCCGCAAAGACTAAGGAGTTTTTTCATGAACAGATAAAGGAATGCACTAGCAATCGTATTAATCGTGTGGAGGCAGCCTGGGCCTTCTACGAATGTGCCCGCTACCTGTTGGCTGGCAATGCTCTTAAACCCAATACTAAGCTTGATCCCAGAAACCCCAAAGTGGAGCAAGCTTTCGTAAATTGGCATATGTCAAAATTGGAACAAAAGATATTCATCAATCTTTCTGACAAGTTTGTGCATTGGTTAAAGAACAAAGTCCATGTGCCACCAGGTAGCTCGACCGAATTCCGTGAAACAGTTAACAAAGCCGTTCACTTGTGCCTTGTGTTTCATCGGCAGGAGAGAGACAAAAAGAAACGTGCGCAGATTGATTGCAGCGTGCACTCTCCCGATGGGCATTCCATCGTTGTTTCAATTCCCCGCGCAAGTCTGCCTTTCTTGCGTGATTCCGTTCCGAAGGGATGCATAGTCAACGAGATCACTTCTGAGTCTGCTGTTGGTAGTTCGTCTGGGCAACGCCCAACAACAGGTGGTATCTCAGTATATCGCGCGCAATCCCAATTAAACGGAGCGAATGGCGAAGCTACCGGCAAGGATGATGTAAGCATGTGTTGTATGGTAATGTTGTGTCCTTTAATTGTGTACTGTGTATTATGGTGTGGGATGGTTATCTACTACTTGTGTTTATTTAGTTCTGAAGACGGTAAGCGTGTGACTGTGTTCGAGCACCAACCTTTGGTCAACTATACAAATAAGATTTCGAAACCGGTGAATGATGTACGTTTTTCGTTCAACTTCACTACTGGCGAATTCTCGTTTAATTTTGCTCGAACACAGAGACCCAAAGGTCAGTGTCAACTGAATGGGGTTAATGGTGAGTGCACTAATGAGGATGATCGTGCACCACCACCGGAGCAACCACCAAGTGTGGAACCTGAAACTCCACCCCCTCCTCCAGCCCCGCCTATGTTATCCGAGTGGACCTTGGATGACGTCAATGCAATGACAGCCGGTGAGATAT